TAGAAGATCTCGTAGAAGTCGCCCATGCGATAGAACATCAACTGATCAGGGTGCTGGTTTTTCAGGCGCCAGTACTGCTGCATCATCGGGGTGTGGCTGGAGAGGTCGGTCATACGGGGGGTTCAGCTCTGCCTGTCTATTTGACGATTAACATCTGTCTAATACTACAGGGATTTTTTAGGCATTGTCGGCGGCAGTCCAACGTTGATTTTACGCAGGCGCAGATATCGCTGCGTCATCTTGGCGTCCGTGTGTCCACCAAGTTTCTGTGCATCGTTGCCTTGGTCGTCGGTGTCAGAAAGCGACTTGGCGCGCAGGTCGTGCAGGCTCGCGTCCTCCACGCCGGCCTTTCTGCAACTGATCGCGAATGCATCCTTGACCGAGCTGTAGTGAACCGGTTTTCCGCCGCGCGGGGAGCAAAATAGGGTAAGGCCACGGATCTTTCGGGGCAGTGCCTTGATCCTGGTGATCAAATCCTCAAGGTCTGGCGTCATCTGCACCAGCAACCTGGCGTTCGTCTTCTCCTGTTTGAAAGCGATGCCTTCGGCGCTGATGTCCGCCAGGCGGATGGCCAGGACGTCGCCAATGCGCTGACCGGTTAGATAGCACATCTCGTAAATTACGCGCATGTTGTCGCTGGAGTTGGCGCAGATCGCTTGAAATTCACCGTGGGTGATGTAGCGGTCGCGTTTGTGTTCCAGGTGGCGTCTCACGCCTATGCAGGGGTTGGAGTCGACGATCTGCTGCTCCAGGGCATAGGCAAAGACAGCGCGCAGTACTGAAATAACCCGGTTCGACATATTCGGCGTGTCCGCTATGTGAAGCTTGAGCGCGACTACGTGCCGCTGTAGCACCTCGCGGGGCTCGAAGTCGGCGAAGTTTTCCTTGAGGCGCTCACATGCTGCTTCGTACTGCTTCAGGGTGTTCGGCTTGAGGGGCGGCCTTGTCCTGGTGCGCATCTGTTCGAGCGCATCGTCGATCAGCTTTGGCATGCCGCCCTGGCTGCCCTTGTCCAGCAGCTTGGCGTACTCCGCCAGTGACGCCTGAAAGTCGGTGCCCAGGCGCTTCCACTTGCCCTTGCGGACCAGGTAATAAGCGCCATGCTTTTGGTACATGCACGCCGGCAGGTGCCGGTCCTTCTTGCGCGGACGCATCGATCTTCACCTCAACCCAGCCGAAGCTCCGGCCCTTTCCTTGATTGAATGCCACCCAGCCGCCCGATGACAACTTGGCGCAGCACCTTCGGGTGCCCATCACCACCTACCGCGAAACCGTAGCGTTCGGCGGTCAGCCATTTTATCTGTGCCCCTGGCTTCTTATAGCCGGTCAGGTCGGCAACTTCCTCAGCTGTCAGAAACATACCTACCTCTACTCGTGATGCTGTTCGTTTATTCAAGGCTCAGACGGCGGTGAAAGTGATCTGCCAATAGCCGGCGAGCGTCGATCCCGCACGATGCCGACATGGCGTAGATCTGCCCGAAAGTGGTTTCCCGGCGTTGCAGAGCGTTGAACAGTTCGATCAGGCGCTGGCCTTTGGTACTGGCGCGGCGCTTCATTGCTCGACCTCTGCCCATCCTGGGTATGCTGTCATTGCTCGCTCTATATCAGCGTCGAGCTCGTCGCCGACGAGCATGATTCCTTGGTGATCACGGGGTACCAAATCCTGGCGAGGCGTGTTGTATGCCGTATCGCGGAGCCATACGTAGCGCCGAGCATCAGCCGCCATCCTCACTCGGTCGTCAATGTGCATCGAGTTGGCAGACACGGGAGTGGTGACGGTGTTAGCCAGCGCGTCGAGCAGGATCTGCTGGCGGTTCTGCCCATCCAGGTACTGGCGCACGGCCTGGATGAAAACACTGTTCATGCTGCGGTCGCCGGCGTTCGCAGCCGCTTCTATATCGGCCCGCAGACCGTCTGGCAGGCGCACCACAAACTTGTCGGCGGTGCGTGAATCATATTGTGTTGAGCTCATTTCACTTTCTCCTGGCCGAACGATTCCCGGCCGCGTTGTTGGCTTTCGCGAAAATCAGGTATGGGTTAGACGATAAAGGTGCCCTGGAACTGGTCTCTGTCTTCTTGGTGCTGCGGGCCCGGATTCGGCGCGATTACACCGGACACCTGAATTAACCCCAGGGAGAAGGCCTTCGCAACGAGAGCTGCTCGGCGGGTGACGCCCAGCTTGTAGAAAACACGCTCGATGGATTTCTTGACGGTACTAGGAGCGCAACCAACAACTCGGGCGATTTCCTTGTTGTCTAGACCTGCGCAGATGGCAAGGGCGGCACGCAGCTCTTGTTCAGCAAGAATGCCGACTGCTCCTTGCAGCTTGCCGAAATTGATAACTGCGCTCATCTCTTTACCCTTGTGTGCGTTGGTGATGGGTAAAAATATAAGCAAATTTATAGAAGTCATCAAGCAGTATTTTGATTTTTTTACGAGACTGCTAATTTTCCTAATCGAAAGACGCAAAAAAGCCCGGCGTACCGGGCTTTGATGAGTCTTGCTTCAACTAATAGAAAGAGGCGCCCCAGAAAACACGACCCATGATGCTAATTTTTTCCTCTTTCATCTCATGAGCTGAGTAGGTTTCGTCGGGGTGCTCCTGAGTATTGTAGCTTCTCATGCGAACTCCGCCCCCTGGTAACCGGTAGAGAGCCTTAACCCTGATCTGCCCTCCGTGGTCTATCACGTACATGCGACCGTCGACTACCTGTGTCTCCCGAAGGTGGGCAACCACGGTGCTTCCGTCTTGCAGGACAGGAGTCATTGAGTTTCCAGATATTGCCACAGCCACCACGTGCTCTGGCGGTACGCCTTGCTTCGCTAGTATTTCAGAATTGAGGTCTAGGTGTGCCGTCACGCTGATTTCGATGACGGTTCTTGATGAATCAAGGGGGTCGTCAAGCTCGATTAAATAAGGTATTTCCTCGGTCAAAAGCGAGTTAGAAGGGGCGTGCCGACTCACGCTTCGTAACTGTTCAATTCTCTCACGCAGGGCAGTATTGAGCGCAGCGTCGTCTTCATGTTCGCCATGGAAGATCTCTTCAAGCTCACTGCTGAATTGAGTAATAAGATCTTCTGGCGAATTCATATCGCCTTCCTCCGAAGCCAGCCAAGCGCTGTTTACCCCGCATGTTCTGGCGATCTGGACCAGATATGAGGATCGCAATGTCTTCCCTGACTCGAGCTGACTAATCGCTGTCTGCGCGATACCCACGGATTCGGCGAGCTGGGACTGAGTAAGTCCTGCCTGCTTACGAGCTAGCTTGATTCTTTCGGATAGGTTCATCCGTTGATCCTATAAAGATGCTTATGGGCTTGCAAAGAAGTTTGCTTATGTGCAGTCTATAAAAAGACTTATCAGAGGCCTATTTCATGGCTAAAAATATCAGCTCCCTAATTAGTTACTTTGGAAGCCAGTCCTTGACAGCTAGAGCCCTTGGCGTCTCTCAGGCCACGGTTTCCTATTGGCTCTCCGGCTTTCAGAAAGTCAGCCCTGAAAAAGCGCTTCTTGCTGAGTCAGCCACACATGGCGCTATCAAGGCTTCGTCACTGTGCGACCTGATCGCTCAAGTCGAAGCACGCCACAAGGTAGGTGAATCATCCCCCAAATTTTCACGCTTCGCACCTGGGCCTGATGGCTCTGTATGTGCATCCAGTACGGAGTTGGCGTGATGAACAACGTCATCCCGTTCGACTACCTTGGAAAGCCCGTTCGCTTCAGCATTGAAGGGTGGCTTCATGCCACCAAGCTGGCCGACCGGTTCGGTAAGCGTATCGACCACTGGCTGGATAACGCAGACACCCTGGAGTACATCCAGGCGCTTGATGAGCATCTGACCGGTGCCGACTCGAAAATTCTAGATACCCGGAATTCCGGGTATGTAAAAACCAGTAAGGCGCGGGTTGATCGTGGCGGGGGCACCTGGCTCCACCCTAAGCTTGCCATTCACTTTGCCCGCTGGCTCAGTGCGAAATTTTCGGTGTGGTGTGACTCGCGCATCGAGGAGATTTTGCACCGCGTGCCATCTGCGCTTGAAGACTTCAATCGCACCTGCAAGAAATTCAATGACCGAAAGTCGCTAGCTAGCGCTCACGGCCGCGGCCTGTGGGAGTGGCAGCGTGACGAGCCCACTCTTAGCCTTGAGGTCGAGCGGAAGCTCAATCTGCTCCAGATGACGCTCGAACTGAATCGTCCAGACCAATCACGCTTGCAGGCTTTGTCATGAAGATCTGCTCACTCCCGCTGTCGACGCTGTGTGCCCGTGACGTCTTAAACAGGGCTGACACCACGGCCGCCCAGGCGCGCCGCAACAATGCGCAAGACAGTGGCGATCGGACCGTCCAGTTTCCGCATGCGGAATCTTTTGCAGGCTGCCATAGCAATTCTTTAAACAAGATTAAAAGAAATCATGAGGCCGAGAGCGGACCATTCATTCAGTCGCAGGGCAAAGCTCAGAAATGGGGCAGTACCTACCCACTATTACAGATAAGAAACTCGCCCCTCCTGAGGCCCTCGATAAGTGGGTATGGTCCGAACTTGCACGTTTGCAGTGTAAAGGGAAGGCCCTCGCCAGGGCCTGGTCAGCGACTTCCAATGGTTGGCTTTTGCCTGCCCAATAAAAAGGAACCCGGCATGAGCCAGCACGAACCATCCCAGTTTTTGTTGTCCGGCTAAATCGCAGGCAACAAAAAGGCCCGCATTCGCGAGCCTTCTTAACCAGTCCACGCCAATGGACTTTTTTGAATCTTCGTTCTGGAGAACGATTTCATGCACCCAAAAAATAGCACCACCAAGCAAACAGTGCAACTCCCGAAGCTCAAGCCATGCGCTTTCGGGATGGAGTACACCGATCTTTTCAGCATTAACCCTGACGCAAACTTGATCGAAGCGCTCTCAGTCGCATCCGATCTTTCGGACGGCATCAGCCAGTTGTGCGGTCGCCTGGCATTCGCGATCAACGATGGCGAAATCTCTTATCTGTCTGAGATTCGCACCCTGGGCTTCATCGGAGATGTTGTCTCGGCGCTTACTCGCTCGGCTGAGCGCGGGCTCAAAGCAGCATATGAGTCGGAGGATCAGGCATGAAAACCGAACTTCTCACCCTTGAATCCCCTTTTCACACACATCGTCTGCACGACGTTTTTAGCGCTGCCGGTGGCGTTCCGGTTCATGAGTCTCTGGATGCTGCGACGAGCCTGCTGGAATCGGTAGCCGCTGGCTTGCGCGACCTGATGAATGAGCCGGCTACTTCCCATCAGGCAACCCTTGTGTGGTTCGCCTGTGAAAGTGCCCTGGCGCTGGTTTACGCCGCTCATGCCGCTGTGGATCCTGATGCGGTGGGGGTAGCCCAATGAAGACTCGGACTATTCCCGCTCTCGAGGTCGCCCACGATGCGCTTCTGGGCCTTGAAAGCGCCAAGGTAGCGCTTGGGCAAATTGAGTCGCTGCTTTTCTTTCTCGCTACTACCGGAGAGCTTCCCGGGTCTTCGGCGCATATCAAAAATCTTACCGACATTGCTTGGAGTTTGGCTGCGGACGCTGCGAATACCGCCTCCTGCGACTACGAGCGTATCAGTGACGGCCTTGATGCGCTCGCGCCACAAATCACGCAATCCGAAAACGTGGCGCGGGAAAGCGGGGTGGCCAGTCATGAGTCGTGAAACCCTACTCCCTGACCGCCTGGAAAACGCACTGCTGACGATAAACCAGCTGAGCAAGATCCTGATCAACAACGAGGCGCTGCGCGGGTCTGACCCGGAACCCCAACTTGACCACCTGGACGTCGACGCGGTCATGCGGGCGGTGCTGCTGATCTCCTCCCAGGCGCACGACGACCTCTGCGAAATCATGAACTCTGCGGAGGCCCGCCCATGACCATCGCCAAATTCCAGGGCGGCGATGCCGTCATGTCCACTGCTGATCTGCGTGAGCTTATTAACGAGGCGCGTGTGGATGCCGGTGAAGCAAAGATCCGCAACGACCAGTTCATCACCAAGGTTGAAGACGAGCTGGCGGGTGAACTGGGGGTCTGCAAAAAAATTGCACACCCCCAAAGCGGCGTACTCATGGATTGCTACGACCTAACCCGCGACCAATGCATGTTGGTATCGATGCGCGAATCCAAGGCCGTTCGACGGAAGGTCGTGGCCAAGCTGAACGCGCTCGCTGCTGCAGCTGAGCGTCGCCTTCCTGAAAACCTGCCCGATGCCTTGCGCTTCGCTGCTGACCTTGCCGAGGAAAAGGCTGTGCTGGCCCTCGAAAACGAGCAGCAGGCCAAGAAGATCGAGGCGCTGGAACACCTGTTCATGCCCGGCGAGACGGTTCCACAGTTCGCCAAGCGCTTAAACGGTGTGAATTCCCAGCTAATCATGGCCTTTCTGATCGAGCAGAAATGGATATTCAACGCTGAGCGTGATCCTGAACGCTCCGTCAAGTATCGCGTGTACTACCTGGCTCGCGAAAAGCACTGGCTTAGCGAGAAGCCCGTGACCGTAAGCGGAGAGGGGCTCAGGCCATTCATTCGTTACGCCCCGGTGATGCTGGAGGAAGGCACCAAAAAGCTATTCGACCTGTACATGGCCGAGAAGCTGCCCATGAAGAAGACCTGGGATGGCCAGTTCTTTTACGAAAAATTCAATCCGGAGAAGCCCCTGTGAGCAAGAAAATCACCTACGAAGAACTCATGGGGCAGATCGCCGAGGCCGCGGTTAACTACCAGCAGGCCGAGACCCAGCGCAATAGCCTGCGCCGCGAGTTGAATGCCCTCTACAAGACCTACTTCACTGCCTATGGGCATCCGTACCCCAACGAGCCACGCAAGCGTATCGATCCCGAGGATGACCGGTTTAGTGGCGTGTTGCGCTTCACCGATGCAGCGTTCCAGCGCTGGTTTGCAGCTCGCTATCTGACCACCAGCACAAAGCGCAAGATGCGGACGCTGATTCAGCGCCTGGAGCGATCGCTATGAAAAAGCCAATCCAAAAAGGCGCATCCAACGACATGGCTACCCATGAGGTGTTCGTCCTCGGCGACCTGCTGCCGCTGGTGGTAGGGCACGCTAAGGCTGAGGGGCATCCCACCGAGATGGTGGCGCTCGCCTGCTTCCTCTCTCTGAGCACGGTTCTGCAAGCCAAGGGAATCCCTCGCGAAGCTTTGGTCCAGGGGATAACCGCTTCAAGTGTGCCTCTGTCCTTCCCGGGCGATCTACCTCCCAACCTCGTCGAGCGGCTCGCGATCCTCAATGAACCACACTTTGAACAGTTCGATGACTTGACGCTGGCCTGCATGGCGAGCAACGGGACGAACTTCGCCCATGAATCGCTGGCCTGCACTGATCCTGATGACGACACCGTCTGGAATGCGCACGCCTCGATGATCAACTCGTGCAACGCCCTCACCGTCCTGATCATGCGACTGTCCGGCGGCAAGATGCCGGGCGAGCCTGACGAGGAATTGTTCGTGCGTCCGGCAGGGGAGACTCTGCAATGACCACTCCCATGGAATCAACAACCGGAATCCCGGTAGTTACGCCCGCCACCGGCGAAGTGGTCGCCGGCCCCTGGCCCTGCTATTCCAACTGCCGCAACCTGCCTGAACGCGAGCGCTGGGAGATATACGGCTTGGCCAAGGCTGGCCGTGGAGCTCTGGAGGATCGTGGCGTGGTCATGACTGAGAGCTACGACGACTTCATCCGGCGCGTTACGCGGGAGTTGGACATATGAGCATCATTCGCGCCCCTCGACCGGAGGGAAATTTCTACTTGCTCAACAAGGCGATCAGCGAAGACCAGCGCCTCAGCTGGGGGGCTCGCGGGATGCTGGTGTTCCTGCTGGGTAAGCCTGACCACTGGGAGGTTTCCACGAACCACCTGATCGGGCAGACCAAGGATTGCCTGGGAAAAGCATCGGGTCGCGACGCCGTACGCGGCTTGATTCGTGAGCTGGAGCAGGCTGGTTACCTGCAAATCTTCCTTGAGCGCGCCGAGGGTGGCGAGTTCGGCGGGCGGTCTTACACCGTGTCGGAATCACCGGCGACGGATTATCCGGGCCCGGTTGAACCGTCGCCGGTAAATCCCCCCCTAGTAAGTATTGAAGGTAAGCAAGGATTGAATAAAGCAGTAAGGACTGAAAAACCTTTGTGCGAAAACGAACTGGCGGAAGCGTTTGAGTTGTTCTGGAAGCTGTATCCCAACAAGAAGGCCAAGGCCAACGCACGCAAGAAATGGCTGAAGATCAAACCAGACGCTGAACTTCGCCTGACCATGATGAACGCTCTTGGCAATCAACGCCTTTCCCGAGACTGGACCAAGGACGACGGCCAGTACGTGCCGATGGCGGTGACCTGGCTCAACGGCGAGCGCTGGACGGACGTACTTAAGCCAGCAACAGCCGCCGGAGGCCAGGCGTTCAACAACCTGCCCAACCACACCCCGGATATGTACCAAGGAGGCGGCAATGGCCCAGCGTTCTAATTTCCGCCGCCAGCCTGAAATGCGCTCGTTCTCCGGGGTGTGCCCGGTGCATGGCGAGGTCGACCGTTCCGAGGTTGAGCAGTTCGACGGCACTATGCTGAGTCGTCCATGCAAGCAATGCCAGTTCCACGGCCTGCGCATAGCCCCCACTGGTAGCCCCGAGCACATCCAGGCGCTTGCCCATGTTGCCGCCGAGCGCCTCAACAGCGCATTGGTGGGCTCTGGCATTACGCCGCGATTTGCCGAGTGCACATTCGCCACCTACCGCGCGACTACGCCGGCGATGTCCGAAGCACTCGAAAGGTGCCAGGGCTACGCCAATGACTTCGGCGAGCATTACCAGGCGGGCCGCAACCTGCTGCTGACCGGGAATGTCGGTACCGGCAAAACGCACCTGGCCTGCAGCATCGTGCGCCAGGTCATTGGTCTGAATGCGATCGCGGTAATCACCACCGCCGCCGAGATCATCCGTGTATTCAAGCGCTCGATGGCGCGGGAATCCGGTTACACCGAGGGCGACGTGATTGATGAGCTGGCGAGCTTTGACCTGCTTGTGGTTGATGAAGTCGGCGCCCAGGCGGGCACCGCGTACGAGCTGAGCGTTCTGCATGAGGTGATCGACCGGCGATATCAGCTGGTCCGGCCTTCGGTGTTGATCTCCAACCTTCCAGCCACGTCGAAGCAAGACATCAATGGAAAATCCGCGCCGAGCCTCGAGCAGTACATCGGGACCCGGGCACTTGATCGCTTGCGCGAGAACGGCGCGTTACTGGCCGGCTTCTCCTGGGCTTCGGCACGGGGGCGCGGATGAACGATTATCGCGAGCTGTACAGCTACGAGGCAGAACACGCCTTGCTCGGTTCGCTGCTGCTGGATGGTGACCTGTTCGACTCGATCACCACCAGCGTGACAGTGGCCGACTTTCACGACCCGGAAAACGCGGCGCTCTATCAGGTGATGGTCGACCTGCACGCCACTGGCGCGCCGATTGACCCGGTTACACTCAACGACTTCCGCCCAAAGCTGCCCAGCGGGGGGACAACCTTTGCTTACGCAGCTGAACTGGCGACGAACACGCCCAGCACTGCCAACTGGAGGGCGTATGCCAGGACCGTGTCTGAGCGAGCTGTCTTGCGCCGGGTGGTTGAAGCTGCGGACGCGGTAAGGGAATCGGCCAGTGAAAATAGACCGGTGGCCGAGATCATCGCCAGCGCGCAACAGGCAATGGCCGATCTGCGCGACTTAGACACCGGGGAACCGGATTACAAACGCATGGATGAGGTTGTCACGCGAAATATCGACATCATCGACTCGAAGTTCAACAGCGGAGAATCGGTGTCGGGTCTATCCACCGGACTGACGAAACTGGATGAGATGATCCGAGGCCTGCGCAAGAAGACGGTAACCATCGTCGCCGGTCTGCCGGGCAGCGGTAAAACCACCCTCGGCCTGCAAATCGCCCAGCACATAGCATGCGGCGGGCTCGGCGTCGGGATGGTGTTCTCGCTGGAAATGCCTGAGGAAGAACTGGCGAACAGGGCTCTGGCATCCTTGGGCGCCGTCGACCTGAAGGTGCTGGACAGCGGGAGACTTGAGGACGACGACTGGCCGCGCCTTACCTCCGCCGTCAACAAGATCGCAGGCAAGCCGCTATACGTCAGCGACAAATCGGGCCTTACCGTGCCGCGCATTCGCAGCATCTGCCGTCAGGTCAAGCGCAAGCACGGCCTCGACGTGGTGGTCATTGATTACATCGGCCTGATTGGCTCCGACGGCAAGGCGTTCAACCGTACCTCAGAGCTCGGGAGGATATCGACCGGCATCGTGAACATCGCCAAGGAACTGGAGGTGCCGGTGATCCTGTTGGCCCAGCTAAACCGCGACTCAACCAAGCGCCCGGGCAAGAAGCCGATTGCCTCCGACTTGCGCGACTCTGGCCAGATCGAGGCGGATGCCCACTGCATCATCCTGGTTCACCGCGACATGGACGATGAGCAGGGCCAGAACGGCGCCACTGAACTGATAATGCCCAAGTGCAGGCACGCGCCTGTCGGGTCGTGCGTTGTGCAGCAGCAGGGCAGATTCGCCCGGTTCGTCGATTTTGCGGGCCGTGAGCCCACCCAGGAAGAGGTGGAGATAAGCCGCCCCTTCTCCGAACAGTACAGGGGGAGAAAAAAGCCATGAATCTTTCGAAGCTATGGCCGCGCGCCAAAAAAGCGCCCGCCACCATGACCATCAAGGTCAGCTCTCGGTCGGTCGTGAAGGATAAGCGACCAACACTGAACGGGCCGCGCGAACTGCCAGACAACCTACCGGAGTGCGAGCAGCTCGATGAAGAGTTGCTCCGCGATTCCATTCGTCTGGAATGCCAGATCGGCATCGTGAGGGGAAAGTCCCAGGCCGAAGGGGAGTATGCAGACCCAAACTGGTACCACAAAGCAAATGCCGCGCTGAAGTACCTCCGGCATGACCGTCAGCGGCTGCTGGTGCACATGAAGCAACTGCGCACCGCGGCCAGGCGCACCGATCCTCATTGGCAAGGTCGGGACCAGGCACTCATCCGCGCGCTGCGTGAAGAGCTACCAGAAGGGCGCTTCGAGCAGATTGTCGAAGAAATCGAAATGAACATTGAAGCGGGGATACCCCAGTGACCGAAGCCACCCAACTTATCCCTCGCAAAACGTTGAAGCCATTGGAGCGTGAACTGCTACGCGCCGGTAATCGATTGCTCCTTGAAGAAACCAACGGCCGTATCGGCTCGGCAGCGCTGATGGATCTTGTAACTGATTGGCTTGGTCATCGCTCGGCCATGGGATTTGAACAGTTCGCCGTATCGTGGATCGCCCAGGGCGGGGCAAAAAACAAAATCGCCGAGAGGCTGCTGCGAAAAATGTTCGGAATGAATGAGCCAGACCCAAGGAGAGCCGCATGAAGAAGCGCACCTACACCGACAAGCCCTTGGGCGACACCGAATACCTGCTGGAGCAATGGGGCTGGTGGCGCATGGATGGAATGGGCATTCCTCGGTATGTCTCCCCGCTGCTCGCGCTGATGCGTGACAAAGTTCAAATGGCGAGCGCTTCCAGCTACGTGATCACGGACGATCAGGCGCTTGCGGTGGATTCGGCCATGGCCAAGCTTACGCAGCGCAACGCACAGATGGGCTTGTTCCTCTGGCTCTACTTCGGGGCCAAATGGACGATGGTGCGTATAGGGGAGTCTGCTGGTATTTCTGAGCGGTCTACGCGGGAGTTGATCAGGTCCGGCGTTGGCTGGGTTGATGGTGTGCTGCATGGAATGAGTGATGCCGCGTAGAAAAAGCTTTCAGGCCTGATAAAGACCTGTTTTTATGGCACGGTGTTCAGCTGTTCCAGCGCGACACAGAGGGATTCAAAGAGAGCTCGGCCGCAGAAATGCGCAGCCGGGCTTTTTTTCGTCCCGTATTTGGCGGGCCGTGCTTCGCGGGAGGCGACCGGCTTTGAACCCCGGACCACTGGAAACGGTGACTGTTCGACTCAGTGGCCCGCCGCCAATTCCAATGCCCTGCCACTGTGCGGGGCTTTTTCGTATCTGGAGGCCCGTATGGCAGCCCCGGACAGGAGTAGAAACATGGCCAACCCGACGCCCGAGAGCATCGTAGAGGTGGTGGGTGCGTCAGTGGCCAATAAGGGCATGTTGGTTGGTGGTGCTGCTGGCATGGTTGGCTGGCTGTCGCAGGTCAACTGGATAGGCATTGCCGGTGTTGCGGTTGCGGTGGTGGGCTTGCTGATCAATCTGTTCTTCCAGGTCCGCAAGGATCGCCGCGAGTCCATCGAAAGTGCTGCACGCCTGGAAGCCCTGAAAGAGCGGGCGCGGGCATGAACCCCGTCATTCGCCAGCGCATCGCCGTCGCGGTGCTGAGCCTGAGTGCGGCCGGATTCGCCACCTGGCAGGCGAGCGAGGGCTACACGCCTGTCGCGGTCATCCCCACCAAGGGCGACGTGCCCACCATCGGCCACGGCTCAACCCGCTACGAAGACGGCCAGCCAGTCCGCATGGGCGACACCATCACCCCAGCCCGCGCCGAGATCCTGGCCCGAAACCTGAACATCCAGGCAGAGAAGCAATTCGCCGCGTCCCTGCCTGGCGTGAAGCTGTACCAGGACGAGTTCGATGTGTACATGGACTTTGTGGGCCAGTACGGCATTGACACCTGGCTCAAGGGTTCGCCGCGCCGTGACCTGCTGGCCGGCAACTACGCCCAGGCGTGCCATGACCTGCTCAAGTACCGCTACGCCGCTGGCTTCGACTGCTCGACACCGGGCAACAAGCGCTGCGCAGGTGTCTGGACTCGCCAGCTTGAGCGCCACGCCAAGTGCATGGCCGCGCAATGAATCCCCCAACCCCGAGGCAATCACCGTGAACGACCAAGCAATCGAACAGGAAATCCAGGCCAAAGGCTTGACCGCGCCGCGTGTCACCCCCGCCGACCTGCAAGCCAATATCGCGCACGAACACTACTTCACCGCCGCAGATGGCGTTCAGGCTGCTGGTGCTGTGCACCTGCCAGCGGGTGAGGGCTGGACGCTGGGCACGCTGCAGTTGCTGACCATCTGTGTCCTGGTGCTGCGC